GAAATGCGGGATTCGTCCCATGTGGACAAAATGCGGGATTCATCCCGAGTGGGCCAAATGCGGGATTCATCCCGTGTGGGCGGAATGTGGGATTCGTCTCAGGTCGGTGAAATGTGGGATTCATCTAGTTTGGGTGGAATGTGGGATTCGTCTCAGGTTGGTGAAATGTGGGATTTGTCCCGAGTTACAATCTCACAGAGAAAATGAGCCCGAAAATATTGATTCGGAAAGGAATTCTAATGTCCACGATCACTGAAAGAGCTAAAGAGCAGACGTTCCAGGACATGGACAGGATGCTCCACAAACTAGCTCACAATTCAGGCATCTTTGATCATGAAGAAGCCTATCAAGAAGCTGCTTTGGGTTTTGCCGAAGCTTACCATAGTTATGATCCTAGCAGAGGGAGTTTTTCGACGTGGTGTTATTGGCGTGTTAAAATCAACTTGCTGGAGAAGAAGCGTCGAGAATCCCGTTATTCACAACATGTGAATAGCAACAACGCAGTTGTAGAGCAGACTGCCGAACTACGGACTAGAAACTCTGATTTCAGGGAGTTGTTGGAAGATCTGGGAGACGATGCCAGATCAATAGTCCGCTTGATAATGGAATTGCCAGAAGATATAGCCTCTGTGTTATTGAGGAAGAGAAGCCAACGAACTTTGCGTGAAGCTCTCCATAACTATCTGGTAGGGCTTGGTTGGACTGTGAAGCAGATTACTGAATCATTCTCAGAGATAAAGGAGGCTTTGGGATGAAGCTTGAGGTGAAGAGATTAGGCGCGAATTGGTGGGTGATTGGTCTAGACGATTTTGGACCGATCGGTCCCTATAATACCTATTCAGAGGCCGAAGAAGAGCGTAGGGGAATAACTCGGTTTTTGCAGCATGAGAACGAGCCGGGATTCGTAACTTGTGAAAGGAGAAACAGAAATGAGTTACGTCCTCAAGTGGCAGCCTCCGAGGCGAGGTAGCAGACCTCTGTTCATCGTAATCGATGGCGAGCAATGCACTTGGACTATTCGGCTCTCTTTTGCTACCAAGCTGGATCGTTATGAAGCCGAGAGGATTTACAACAAATTCATTCCGAGATTACAGATAGTAGAGATTGATTGAATGAAACTCTTTCCCTATCAAGATCGCGCCGTGGAAGCAATCGAAGATTTCGGAGGTCGATGCTTGATCGGAGCGGAGATGGGATTGGGTAAGACTCTCATGGCTCTGGATTATCTTAGGCGACATCCCGAAGTGAGACCAGCCGTGATCGTCTGTCCGGCCTCCGTCAAGTATCATTGGGAGCGTGAGGCCAAGCGACATCTGAATTGTCGGGCTCTGGTTTTGGAAGGTCGAACTCCCTTCGATCGCATCCCTGGGCCTAAGCCTAAGCTGATCGTCTTGAATTATGACATCTTGAGGCATTGGGCTCCTTGGCTTCGATCCTTGAAACCAAGAGCTGTTGTGATAGACGAGAGCCATATGATCAGTAATTCCAGAGCGCAGAGGACTCGTGCAACGCGAAGTCTCTGTCGGGGTGTCAAAACAATCTTGGCCTTGAGCGGAACCCCTCTTGTCAACAGGCCCATTGAGCTGTGGCCTACTCTGAACTTGCTCCGCCCAAAGGAGTTCTCGAGTCGCTGGAATTTCGGGCACAAGTTCTGTGATCCGGAATACACGCCGTGGGGTTGGAACTTTAGGGGAGCCAGCAACACTCAAGAATTGCACAAGTTGCTTACCTCTACCTGTATGGTGAGGCTGCGAAAGGCTGATTGTCTGAAAGATCTCCCCCCCAAAATGAGGCAGGTAATCACTTTGCCAATCAGGAAGCCAGAGGAGTATCGAGAAGCTTCCAACAACTTCCTCGTTTGGCTTGCCAAACAAGACCTCGCCAAGGCTCAGAGGGCCGCCAGAGCCGAAGCAATCAATCGGATGTGTTACCTCAAGAGATTGGCCGCCAAACTGAAACTCAAATATGTGGTTGAATGGATCAATCAGTGGATAGATCAGAGCGAAGGGAAACTGGTTGTATTCACTTGGCACCGAAAGGCTCTGGAAGCGATTCACGCCAAATGCTCTGCCCCATCTCTGTATATCGATGGGTCGATTACAGGGAGGAAGAAGCAAGAAATAGTAGACGAGTTCCAACGCGATAATGAAATTAGGATCTTGGTAGCAAACATAGCTGCGGCCGGAACAGGATTGACTTTGACCGCTGCAAGCACTGTGGTCTTTGCTGAATTGACTTGGCGACCGGGTGATCATGTTCAGGCCGAAGATAGATGTCACAGGATAGGCGCTAAGAAGCCAATCTTGTGCGTGTATCTAGTCTCGGCTGGGACCATAGAAGAGTACCTCTGTGAAGTGCTCCAGCGGAAGCAGAAGGTGCTTTCATTAGTCTTGGATGGAGGGGGCACTGAAGGTGATTTGGATGTGTACAATGAACTCTTGGAGAAGCTGCAAAGCTGATCCAGCATCCTAGGGAGAAAGTCAAAATGATCCGTTCTCTCTTTGTCATTATCATGTGCGCGGTCGTTATATGGCTGACTTGGAGGGCCAGTCAGGAACCCAAGATCCCTCGGAAGGGACCTGTGCAGGATGCTGCAGATTATTTTGAGCCGATAGCACAAGGGGTAGAACGATGGACCAATCACTGATTGGAGTTTTAGTGTTAGCTGCCATCACGCTGGTTGGTGGAATTTGGCTGCTCGTATATACAAGCAGATTCCATGAAGAAGAATGAATCTTCCAGATCTCCTCCAAAGTCTAGGCATTCCTTACAAACAGGCTGGGGAACACGAGCATGTCCGAGGAGATTTTGTAGGGATCGATTGTCCCTGGTGTTCTCCGGACTCTGGTAGATTTCGATTAGGCATATCGCCTAAGGGGTATGCTACTTGTTGGAACTGTGGGTACGTGCGTTTAGGCGAATCATTGGTACAAGCATCCAATGAGCCTTGGCACAAGATCGGCGAACTTCTGAGGCACCTTGAGAAACCCCAGAGGCCCTTGTCTCCGGGGGTTTCTCGAAACAAAAGGGTGATAACTCCACCTGGGCTTACTCCCCTAAGAAACCCGCATAGGGCCTATCTCAAGAGCAGGGGGTTTGACTCTGGTAGGTTGGAGAGGCTGTGGTTGCTCAGAGGGTGTGGTCCGGTTGGCAGATTGGCTTGGAGAATATTCATTCCCATCCAGTTAGATGGAGAGATTGTATCATGGACTTCTCGATCGATAGGTCAATCAGGACATGGACCAAAATATCTGTCAGCTCGAGTCGATGAAGAGGCTGTTCCCTTGAAATCTCTCCTCTACGGAGTTGATTATGCTCGACACACAATAATTGTGTGTGAAGGCCCTACAGATGTATGGAAGATCGGGCCAGGCGCTGTTGCTGTGTTTGGACTCCAATACACACGGTCACAAGTGATCCAGATAGCAGAATATCCCGTTCGAGTCATCTGCTTTGATAGAGAGAGAGAAGCTCAGAAGAAAGCGAACATTCTGGCTAGATCATTGGAAGAGTGGCCTGGTAGAACCGAGGTGATCGAACTGGAGACAGGAAATGATCCGGGATCGGCCTCCCCGGATGAGATCAGGGAGATTAGGACTAAGTATTTTGGAGAGCGAGCCTTAGAATCCTATGAGCCCTAGCATGAGCCAACAAATCCCCAAAACACCCCGAAAAATCCCAGAGGCCCTTGTCTCTGGGGATTTCAGAAGGCAAAAGGGCAAAAACACGCCTCTGGGCTTACTCCCCTAAGAAACCCGTAGAGGGGATATTCTAGCGGTTGTCGGAATCCCTCTTTATCTGAATTGACTGATCGCATATAATAGGGGTACGTCGATGGCGCCCGGCATTAGAAAAGGTAGGTTGGTGAGAATGTCAGAATACAATCAGAAAACCAACGGATTACCAACCTGCCTTTCCGTTTGGTCCGACCGCCCCTGGTGCCAATTTGGGGCGGTCTTTTTTGTGTTTACAGATCACAGAAAGGTTTTGAGTCATGTCCGAACCCAAAGAGAAATTTCGTGGTTGGTTTATCCCTGCTGAGGTTGTTGAGCTGTTCCAAAGCGGGAAGATCTCTGCTAGAGAGACTCTGTTGCTGGCTACAATAGACAGCCTAGTCTCTAAAGACAAAGGCTGTTTTGCAAGCAATGAATACCTCGCTAAGAAACTACGAATCGAACCTGATACAATCAGTAGAGCAGTAACCAAACTGAAGCGATTAGGGTTGGTTCGTCAAGTGGGATTCGATGGGCGGAGAAGAATTCTGGAGACCTGCTGGTCAAGAATTAGGATTGGTAGCCTAGGAGAAAAATCCCAGTCCGGTCAGGAGAAAAGTCCTACCAGCCTAGGAGAAAAATCCCAGTCCGGTCAGGAGAAAAGTCCTACCAGCCTAGGAGAAAAATCCCAGTCCGGTCAGGAGAAAAGTCCTACCAGAGTATATAAGAAAGTAAATAAGAGAGTAGACAAGATTAAGAATGGGACGAAACAAGTTCGTCCACGAGCGAGAAACGGTTTCTTCACCGGCGAGTTTGATTATGTAATGGCCCGTCAATTGAAGGACATACTCACCGGGACTGATCTGGGAGATAGGGTCAGAATCGATACTCTGGCCAAGAGAGTGAGTCGCCTCCGTCACGAGAAGAACGCAGATGAGAGGAGGATACATCGAATGGTGGAATTCCTCCGGGAACACGGCAGAGATGAGTATACCCCGAAGATATACAAAGTGAATGATATCGTGGATAAGTTCTACCGGATTGAAGATGCAATGAATCGCCACAGGAAGGAGACAGGGGATAGCCGCGATAATCTAGTGGAGAAGGTCCGGATGATAATGGAGAGGAACGGAACATATGATCTAGCAAGCCCATTCGCTATTCAGAAAGATGTTGATGAGGCTCTGACTGAGTTGGGATTGGAGCCTGGTACAGTGCTGGAGAGTGAGATTTGATGATCTCTGGAGTTGGGAATGAAGTCAAAGCGGTACAACAGCGGTGGGGATCTCCGTCAGGTACTGATCGGAATGATTGTGGACAAGATGGTTTGTCTGCGGATAGCGAAACAATGGGAGCCTCCCGGACTGTTCGATTCACCATGGGCCAATCTGATAGGAAGATGGTGCATAGAGCATTTGAGACGGTACGATGGGCCGATCGGCTCACATATCAGGGATGTGTACAGAGAGTGGCAAGAGGCCACGAAGCCGGACGAGAAGATGGTAGCTTCGGTTGAGAGATTTTTGACAGCTCTGTCAGACGAATATTCGAGTGGAGATCCTGTGAACAGTGGCTACATCTTGGATGTAGCCGCCAGAGTGTTCAACAAGATAAGATTGCGGCAGCGGATTATGGAGGTGGAAGATGAGCTTGAGAGAAATCGAGTGACTGAGGCGTTCGAGAAGATGACCTCCGTCGGAAAGGTGGAATTAGGAATGGGCTCAGTCATCATTCCTTCGGAGGATTACGAGGCTTGGGTAGCAGCGTTCGATGCGTCTAGAGAAGAATCTTTGATTCTTTATCCAGGACGATTGAGGTCTTTTCTCAGTACGGCGATGCTCAGGGAGAATTTCGTCGGAATCATGGCCCCTGACAAGAGAGGGAAATCCATGGTCCTGCTCGATGCTGCGTTCAGGGCTGTGAGAGAGAGGAAGCGAGTGGCTTATTTTGATTGTGGTGATATGACAGAGCGAAAGCTACTCCTCCGTCTGGGGGCGAGAACACTGATGCGCCCATATGATGGCACCAAGAAGATACGAATACCGGTTGAGTTCAGCGGAGAGGTCCCGGAGTATGAAATCAGGAGCTTTCCGGAGAGATTGACCGCTCAAGAGGCGTACAGGGGGTTCAAGAAGATATGCAAGCGAAGAGCTGGTCTCAGACTCAGTTGCCATCCTAATAGAACTCTGTCAGCTATGGATGTGTTGGGGATCTTGCAGGATTGGGAGAAGCAAGGTTGGGTGGCTGATGTACTTGTCTTGGATTATGCGGACATCATGGCGCCTCCGAAGGGCGCACGTGACCCTCTGGACCAGATAGATCAGACGTGGATGTGTCTGCGAAGAATCAGCCAAGAGTATCACTGTCTCCTTTTGACTGCGACTCAGAGCAGTGCGCTGGCGTATAATGAGAAGTACGCGACAATGGGACGCAAGCACTTCAGCGGTCGAAAGACAAAATTGGCACACGTAGATAGTATGCTCGGGATAAATGTGGGGCCGGAAGACGAGAAGAGGGGCGTAATGCGTTTCAATTGGGTGGTGCATCGTGATAAGTCTTATCCTGATTCGATGTGGGTTGCAGTAGCTGGATGTTTGGCCATTTGTAATCCAGTAATGAAATGTCAAGAAATTCAACCAAAGCGGAGTTGAATTGACGATAATGATGGTAAACAACAACCTGTGTTTTTGAATGAGGAGAATCAAAATGAAGGTCACGAGAAAAGATGCGGTAGTAATTTGTGAGTCGCTCGGGTACAGCACGGCTCGAAGTTGGAACAGGAAGAAAATGCGAACGATCTTGGTAGAGGAAGTGATTCCTCTCGGGAAGGAGGAGGGAATAGAGCTGCCGGGAGATGTAGAGGATTTTGAACGTCTCAATGGTGTTCTGAAAGAGCTCATCGAATCGGGAGGGGAAGGTCTTGAGTTGGTAGAGAGATCTGTTGATTCTGCGAAAGAAAACGCAGAGCAGAAGCAAGAGGCCAACGCAGAGCAGAAGCAAGAGGCCAACGCAGAGCAGAAGCAAGAGGCCAACGCAGAGCAGAAGCCTGTTGGCGTGAGAAACCAAAAGACGCGATTGTATTGCGCGGGAGTGGTCATTAAGCGCTATGGGCATGATGTCGGTGTAACCGATGAAATGGTTCAGGAAGTGAATGAACTGTTTGGCAAGAATCCGAATGATAAGCGATCTCGCGAGGCGTTGGGTTTTGCTTGGGGAGCAATCAACGGATATCTAAACGGATGATGTGTAAGGAGGCGGCTAATCCTAAGCTGAGGCTTGTGAGGAATTGTCGTCCAGATACACTTCTTCATCCGTAAGCCATGACTTGGAGAGGCATTGGGATGTACTCAGTGACTTGTCGCGTAGAGTTTGACGCTGCTCACAGATTGGTAGGCCACAAAGGAGCATGCTGCAATTTGCATGGACATAGGTATGTGGCAGAGGTTACTGTTTGTGGAGAAAGACTCAGCGAGTTGGGAATGGTTGTGGATTTCGGTGACATCAAAAAAGAGATCCGGGATTTTGTTGACAATTTGTGGGATCACAACATATTGCTCAATTCGCAGGATAGCCTCGCTAAAGGAGTGGACGGTGATCAGGAGCGAAAGCCCTATATTTTCTCTGAGATGAACCCGACTGCTGAAGTGATGGCAAGAGAGCTTTGGAAACGAATGAGTTTTCCGGTTAGTAAGGTTCGAATTTACGAAACTCCAGATTGTTGGGCAGAATATGAACCAGCAACGAGTTGAAGAACAGATTCAACACGGAGACCACTTGGAAGTGGTGGATGTTTGGGAAACTATCCAAGGAGAGGGACCATTGTCCGGTACTCCGGCCGTCTTTGTTAGATTTGCGGGATGCAATCTGGGATGTTCATGGTGCGATACCGATTATACGAGTAACCGACGCTTCTATGCGAGACAAGAGCTAATTCGAGAAGTGCTGAAGTTCCCGCAATCTTTGGTGGTGTTGACAGGGGGTGAGCCTTTTCGACAGCCTGTTACTCCTTTGATTAGGAGTTTGCTCGCGTGTGATAAGAGGGTACAAGTCGAGACCAACGGAACGTTATGGCCTGTTTCTGGATGCGAACAGACGCTGACGGATTCTGTCATTGTATGCAGTCCGAAAACGCAGAAGATTTGTGAAAGACTCATACCCCACATTGATGCGTGGAAGTATGTGATCACCGGATCAGAAATCTCACCGGAGGATGGGCTGCCTGTAGGGGTTGCCAGGCCAGGGAATGAAGCGAGAGTATTCATCCAGCCAGGGGATGTAGGGAACAGGGAAGCCAATAGACAGAAGGCCATTGAAATCTGCATGGAGTATGGATACAGTTTGTCTCTTCAGATACACAAGATTGTGGGGTTGGCATGACTGCGATTGTCTCTTTGAGTGGGGGGATGGATTCTGCTACAGTGTTGGCATTGGCTCTTCAGTAGACGGATGTGAAAGCAGTAGTGTTTACTTATGGATTGAAACACAATCAGTATGAGAATAAGGCCGCTTCGGAATAGGAGTTAGAGATCCAGCGGCATATGAATTGTGATCAGATTAGTCAAAACTTGATGGGACCTCGAAGAGAAGTTTTGCTTACGACCGGATTAGTGGAAACTTGATGGGACCTCGAAGAGAAGTTTTGCTTACGACCGGATTAGTGGAAACTTGATGGGAC